CCGTATTCTGAATAATCTAATTTACCAGTTCCAAGTTCTACTTGTGCAATGTTTTCTAGTTTATATGATGATTGGTTGACAAAGGTATGTTTTTTATAGAGTTCTAAGTAATCAAGAACATTGACACCATAAAGAGTGTAAACCATATTCTTTTGATATCCATATTGAGTGAACTCTCTAACATCAGACATATTCCAAGGAGAAAGTTTTTTATGTTCTCCTTCACCAAAAAGTTTATCAATTCTATTACAAAGATATGTGATGTCAAAACTGTTTACATTCCAACCTGTAATAACATCAAACGATTCCTTTCTCCAGTACTTGATGAACTCAGTTAGAAGTTCTGCTTCATCTTTGCAATTGTGATACACAACATTTTTAGGTGCTTCATCCCATTCACCAAATCCGAATATATGTGTATTATGTCTGAATGGTTTGATTGCAATTGCATTGACTTTCTCTGCAGCATACAATGGGTCGGGAAACCCATTTTCACATTCACACTCAATATCAAGTGTTGCAGTTTTAATCTTGTTAGTATCGAACTTAATGTCACCTTTGAATGTGTCTGCGATGTAAGTATAAACATATCTATCGTATCCGTGTATTTCGAATCCGTGGGTGTCTTTATACTTCTCTCTAAACTTTCTTGCACCACCCATTGAGTTGAGTTCAACAAGTTCGAGTGGTCTACCGTCTAAAGATTTATAAGGAGAGTCTCCTTTTTTGGATGGGACAAAGTGTTTTGGTCTATAAGAAACCGTGAGTTTCTTTTTCTGATTACCTTGATAACCAGTTACTAATATTTTGTCTCGGGTACGAGTGACGTTTGTGTAATAATCCATATAGTAATTATACTATAAAGATACTACTCTGTCAATGTGGTTATACCTTTTTTATTGTTTAAAATGTCGTATACTGCATCATACTTATCTTTTGAACTAGCAAGTTTTTCTATTTGCATATCTAACGCTTGTGCAATATCAGAATGGTCTCCAATACCTGCAGGGTGGTTTTGATAAACTTCGATGTTTGCCATTGCGACATCCATCTCACCTTGATACTGACTCATCAGTGCTTTTAACATTGTTTCTCTTCCCATTATCTACCTCGTTGGTTTCCTGTTGAAACTTTATAATTTGTTTCTAGTTGTGGTTTAACTTCGAATACAACTGCAACCTGTTCTTTTTTAAATGTAAAGTTATATTCCTTTGCAAATGGAATGTAGTCTGCAAGACTGATTTCCATTTTACCATCTTGAACATTAGCAATACATTCTTTAGCATCAACTATTTTATGATTTCCGTTCCAAGTTTTTTCATAAAACCCAATTACGATTTCACCAGTGGTTAGTCTTATTGCTTTAATCTTACCCACAGTTTCTTACCATTTCTTGTAGTTCAACACTTCGTCTTCCGACCTGTCCAAACCATTTGGAGTCTTCCATTTCGACTGCAACCTTTTCCCAGTCACAAGCAACAACACCTTTCCACATATTGTTGAACTTACCAAATCTTGTTCCACCCAAGTTGAATGTCATATTGACTAATACGTGTTGAATGTCTTCGGGAAGTGCATAGAAGTCTTCTCCTCCTTTTGACTCAAATACGTGAATTGTTTCTTCTACGTGTTTATCGAAGTCATATTCATAAACATCATCTACCCTTTCTTGTGAAACTGGTGTTCCAACTGGTAGTCCGTATTCATCATCACTGTCTTTAATTAAGTGTCCAACTCCAAAAGTTAAGTATCCTAATGAGTCTTCATAAATTTCGAGGACTTCTCCCTCGTGTCTTTTAATCTGTTCTTTCAATATCTCTTTGTTCATTTTCGTTATTTACCTGTTGTTGCATAAGCTCTACTAATATATCGCCCATTAGATTTTGTAATATTTCATCTTTATTTAGTTCATCTATATCTTTACTTTTTACAGGTCTGACTATGTTTCGTTGAAAATTTAAATGTGCTTTGCCTTCAACAAACTGAACCTTTCCATAAGTGTATACCAATCCATTGTACGGGTCTTCTAATAGTTCTATACCTGTCATATTGAGTTTGTCGTTCTCTACAATTCGATATGCACCTCTATCAAATAACTCAGTCATTAAAAAAAGTTCTCCAAAGAAGATGAATTGTATGACTCATATGCAGATTTAATATCACATTTGAATCTTCTTATTCTACCTATGTTTTTCCATTCATCGAATTTGTTAGTCAATGTTAAGAATGGATACTTTTTGCATATCTTCATATGTTCTATTTCATTTACTTCTGCAGTTCTAAACTCTGCACATCCACCTTCTGCAAAAGCAGTTACCCACCTATCCATACAAACCTCATCTGAAGTTATGTTCTTATGACCTCTCATTGCACATTCAATTGCTAGGACATTATCTTCTCCAACTTGTGCTAAGTTCCAATCCACTTCATCTACAAACTTATTTAGTTTACTGCCATCAATCCAATGAGTAGCAATGAATAGTTTATTGAAATAGTGGTTCTCACCGTAAGGTGGTAGTGAGATATCCCTATGTCCAATGTGCATTATGTTGTCTTCTTTAAACCAAGTCTCAACTCTATTGAACCAGTCATTCCAATCTTCAAGTGTCATTAGTCTTTTTGAAGTATCCATATTTGATTCTTCACCATAGTACTTTGAATTTCTTCTATAGAATCTTAAATCATCATCCATCATACCAAAGTGATTTGTTCCAGCGTGATGATATATCAACTCTCTTGTCTTTGCTATACCAATTTCGTTTCCTACAACAAGGTACTCACAATCATATGTATAGTGTTTTCTCTCTTGGTCTTGAACTACCATAATAACATTTTTTTGTATATCAGAAGGAAGGTTCTCAAAAGTAATTTGTGAGTCAACTCTTTTATATGTTGGGATGTATATTCTCATTCTTTCCAATTGTATGTTGGTTCAACACTCATAGTGTCATAGATGTTTGGATGAGATAGCAATGCACGTCTGTAAGGAGTCCATTTGATTCCTCGTCCCCATCCCATATGTCCGTAAAGTTCTGATTTGGATATAGAACCGTGTATTTTTACAGCATCAATAAGTTCTTTAAGTTTTCCAGTCTCTTTCATCTTATGAGAGTTATCAACTATGTTTTTAATATTGTCTACCATCTTACTCATCTCATTCTTGTATAGAAGATTGTCTCTAAGAGATTGTTGTGCAATTCTAGATTGTTCATTTCTATGGTCAACATTGTCTAAGTGTTTGTTTAGTAATGTAAGTGCTTCGTTATCTGTTGTAAAGAACTCTGCGTTATCCTGCAATTCGTGATAGTAAGAACCATCATAAAATATATACGGGACACCATTCATAAGACCATCAGTAGCAGCAACACTCCAACCACCATACTTTTGTTTTGGTGCAAATCCAACCAAACAATCTCTTAGTCTATTGTAATATCCTTTCTTATCAAACTTCTCGTTAGACATATAAGGTCTTGGTACATCTCCTTCAAAGAGTGGTATCCATACTTTAAAGTCTTGTCGTGTTTCGTATAGTTTATCCATAAGAGATACAAACTCGTCAAAGTGTTTGTATGCTTCACATCTATGATTGAATACGATTAATTTTTCGGGACTTTCATTTGGTTCAACAATATCACTTTCAAATACACCTAAGTGTTGCACTGTTAGAATATTATCTATCTTATCAACAGTTTCTGCATTGAACACTTCTTTTGCTTGTTCCAATACCATCTCTTTTTGTGCATAGGTATTGATATAACAATTTTCATATTCTAAAAGACCTAACATATTCTGATTGAATGCACCTTTATACCAAGCAACAATATGATGAAAATCAAACCAATGTGAGTATCCCATAACTTTAGGTGTATGATGAGTTAGGTTATACATTGTGTTTACAAGTTGATGAGTATGTTCGGGTAAGTGTGACATAATAATATCAAAATCTTTTTCAGAACCAATCAATGACTTAATGTGTGAAACATCAAAATCACTCCTCATTGCTGGTGGATATGTATGAACTGGAACCATCAACTGTTCTGTATTAGGAAATGTCAATCCATCAATATGAGTTGGGGATATGATATGCCAGAAGAAAGGTTGACCTTGTGTTTCACGAATCATATTTTTTAACACTTGAACATATGAATCCTTTTCTAAGTCCTTTTGCCAAGTGATATTAGGATACACTAATATCCTAATTGTTTTCTGAAACTCTTTTTGTCCGTAAAATTTATCTAACATAACTGGAGCGGGTAGAGAGAATCGAACTCCCATCAAAAGGTTGGAAACCTCTTGTAATAACCATTATACGATACCCGCTTGGTTGACTTGTCTTCTCAAGTTTGTAGTTGAGAAGGAATGTTTTCTATTTGTATAATATACCTCTATCGGTAAATTGTCCCCTGTAAATGATTTATCTTTGTAATCTTCTCCAACAAATCTAATGTCGATAGGAGTTGATTCAAGTAAGTCCATTAAACTTTGTTCTGTATCATATGGTATCACATCATCCACATATTGTAAAGAGGATAATTGGATGAACCTTTCATATACATTTTGTACTGGTTGATTCTTTGATTGTCTATCAATAGATGGGTCTGTTTGTAATCCAACAATAAGGTGGTCACAATTTGCACGTGCTTCTTTCAACATAACAACGTGACCTGCGTGTAAAAGGTCAAATGCACCACAAGTAAATCCTATCTTCATCTTATAATATCAATTGAGTTCATAGTATCTTGATTCCAAACTTCTAATTCTGTTCTATTTCTTCCTTGTGCAATCACATTATCAAATCTTTTACTTGCGTGTTTTTTCCACCAAGTAAGAACACCTTCCAATTCAAATCTATCAAAATTTTCTGCTTTGATTAGTTTATCAGTTTTACCTAATATGACATCTCTAGTGTTAGAGTATCCCCATTCGGACATATAAAATCTTTTTTGAGTTGTGACTCCACCTGCAGTTTCCATAGCATTACAGAAGTGTTCATATCCTGTTTGGTCGTGTTTCTTTAAGTTCTGCTTGACTAAACTAATCATCTTGGTTTGCATCTTAAGTTTACGAGATGATGCACCTTTATGTATTAGGTCTTCTCCACCATTCTTATCAGTAAACCAATCTCTCAATTCAAAGTATATGTCTTCTCCTAGTGTTAAGAGGAAGTTACTTTGAGTATCTCCCTTGTATCTTAAGAAGGGTCTCATTCCATCATACATACTTGCACCTTTAATGTTTCCATACAAAGAGGTTGTTTCAAATAAACAAAACTCTGTATTATATTTAGCGTTTAACATTCTTCGTGTTTCGTGTGAACAACATATAGATGCAAGAAGTTTACCACCAAGATAGTTATATCCAAATGGTTGGATGGGAACAATATTGAATCCCATAATTGCGTGTTTATTAAATATTTCTAACTCGGGTGTTTGACCAAGATAATCATTTCTTGGTTTACTATTAATGAGTGGTGAACCATATCTTATGAATCCCACTATAGTGTTTGTATTAGTTTCTTTTACTACAAGTTTTAGTGATTTGCCAGGAATTGATGTCTCTGGCGAAAATGATGCAGTCTTTTCTAACATTGCATCAAAGGTCTCGTTTGGTATTGTTGTGACCTCTATGTTCATATCTTGAGGATGCATTTCATAATTCTGAAACATATCATCTTCAAGACCGAATCCGAATAATGGAGCAGGTAAGTCTTTTACTCTTTCAATTTTCCTTGCACGAAAATAATCGTCAATTCTTTTGAAGTCTGCAAAATATGATACAAGTTTCCCTGCAACCCAATGGGTATCTTGCCTGCTTAGTTCCATTCCTAAAGGTTGTTCAATACATTTTCGGGTGTAGACACTTCATAAGGGTCTGTTTCGATGTTGTCTTGGTATCCTGCTTCTGCAAACATTCTTTCAATAACACCATCGTTTACCACCATTGCATATCTCCAACTTCTCATACCAAATCCTAAGTTTGATTTCAAAACTTCTGAACCAAGTTTGTGTGTAAACTCTCCATTCCCATCGGGAAGTGGATATAGGTTTTCAATATTGCTATCTTTAAACCAAGAGTTCATTACAAAAGTATCGTTTACAGATACACAATAAATTTCATCAATTCCCTTGTCTTGGAACTGGTCGAATAATTTATCATATCCTGGCAATTGATTGTTACTACACGTTGGTGTGTATGCTCCTGGCAATCCAAAAACAATTACTCGTTTACCTTCAAACTGTTCTTTAGTATTCAATGTTGTGAACTCACCATCAACACGAATTGGCATAACCACTTCGGGTACTCTAGTTTGTCCTTCGATTATTTCTAATCCCATCTTGTTATTCATTTAATTCTCCATAATAAAAAAGATACACCCATTATATCATCTAACGGGTGTATCTGTAAGGGGGTTTTTAAGAAATTTTGATTTCTTGAGGTTTGTCTTCCTCTGGCACAATTCTCTCTAAACTGACAACCAAAATACCATTCTTCATATCTGCACCTTTAACGATTATATCGTCTGCAAGTGTGAATGACCTTTTGAATGAACGAGATGCAAGTCCTTGGTGGACATACTCTTTTGATTCAGTATCCTGTTCTCCCGTAATGATAAGTTTTTCCTTCTCTTTAGAGATAGAAACTTCTTTCTTATCAAATCCTGCTACTGCCATTTCAATTTGGAAATTTTCCTCATCGATTTTTACAATGTTGTAGGGTGGATAGTTAGAACTAGAATGTGTATCTGCACGTTCTAATAGTTGTAGAGTTCTGTCGAACCCGATTGCGAATGGGAATGATTTCCCGAAGACATCGTCATAGATAGTCATAGTTTTCTCCTTTATTTAAGCAAGTTAATATATGCAACCTCTAATGAGCATTGCAATGGTATTTATAACACCATACTACTATTATATGGGTTTTTTTTGAAATTTCAAGGGGTTTATTGAATTATTTTTACAACTTTATTAAGTCGCCCACTTTTCATTAGTTTATGAAATTTGTCTGCTTGGGTCTTTATAAACTCGGCAGACAATGATGCGTAATGTAGCATTGTTATCTCCTGTAATGTTGAAACTATCCGTCAACTGCACTTCGGTTTCCCTACTTGGTCTTTGTGACTTAATTGTTTCGTTTATGTGACAACTGTGTGTCACAATAGTATTTAGACAAACTAATATTTAAATAATTGTTGTTGGTTCTTCTTTAACTACAAATACAACACCACCTCTTCTCACGAGTTCATTCTTTACTTTTTGACGAAGTTTTCCTGCAACAGGTTTGTTATATGCATCAAGTAATTCCTTAATAGGTTTCTGTTTGATATAATCGTGTTTAATTGTTCTTTTTTTTGTGTTTCGGTCAACTATGACTTGGGTCTGACCATATTTTATTGGCATAATATATTCTCCATAATTTATGTTAATATTTATTGCATCTTTCTTTTGCATCTTTCAATATATCAAGATTACTTACAATCACCATAGACATTAAGAAGTTCATCTGATTCATAACGTATGGTGTTACCCTCTCATTTTTAATATCTGAGTTTATAGCAGGAATGAGAACTGCAGTCTTAAATGCAAACATTTGTGGAACTGAAGGTGATTCACCAAGAAAAGGATTTAGTTCTTTGACACAACTGTATTTGAGACCACGATATGTGGTATAGATATCTGCAAGTTGAAGTGTTATAAATGTAGTCCACTGAAGATTACTAGGTTGTTCAGATAGTGTAAACCACGACTGGTTCTGATTTTCCTTTAACTGTAATTGAATCAACTTTTGTGAATGTTCTGTTTGGACATTGGAGATAAGTTTCTTGTCCCAACAACACGTCCACCCCATCATAATTTCTTGTTTGTCCCTCAAGTCTAGCACCGAGGTTGACTGCATCTCCAATGACGGAATAGTCAAATCTAAGTTCTGACCCCATGTTTCCAACGATACACTCACCAGTATTAATGCCAATACCCACGTTAATGGGTGGAAGACCGAGTGGTTTGAGTTCTTCATTGAGTTCCTTGGTTGCTATTAGTATTTCTTCTGCAGACTTGACTGCCATCTCGGCGTGGTCGGGACAATCTAAAGGTGCATTCCAAAAACTCATAATACAGTCGCCCATATACTTGTCGATAGTTCCATTATTATTTAGGATTATCTTAGTCTGCATATCTAAGAACTTGTTAATTAGTTCTACCAATCCTTCGGGGTCGTCCTGTTTCATGTAGTGTTCGCTTATGGGGGTGAATCCACATATGTCCATGAACATGAAAGTTAACTCTTTTCTATCTCCACCTAATTTTAATAATTCGGGGTTTTCTGCTAGTTGGTCAACCATGTCGGGAGATAAATACTTTTGGAACTGCTTCTTAATTTCTTCTTTGAGTTGGTAGGTTGTATAGTATTGATTGAAAGAGGCATGACCAAAAACAATTAAGGAGGCTATCGATGAAAAGAAGGTATCGAAAAGAACGAGACTTGAAGTCCAAATATAATAACTCCCGAAGATTTGAAGTCCTACAAGTGTTAGACTCATTATCCCCGAAAGAATTGTGGGAAGCCTGTAAACCATCACCAATATCAATACAAGAACTGTCATCAGAAGAACAATCTCTAGCAATTCAAGATAGTAGGATTGTTGTATTTGAACTCCTGACAAGGCGGTTTGGATATGGTTTGCTTGAACTTCGTGAGGATACAATATTCCCACTGGGGTTGAAACTGGATTATTTAAACCCTCTGCCGTCAGACCCCATACAAGAATCTTATTAGTAAGATTTAGATTAGGTAAGTCTACTGCAGAAACCCGTTGGAACTCATTCCAATAGGTCACCATAACATCACTCGTTGGAGTGGTGGTGATAGGTTTGTCTCTACCCATTCTTACCCACTCTACTCCGACTTCTGTAATTTTAGTTTGATAGGATGGTTGGTCTTTTAATGCACGAAGTGTTTCCAGTGCAAGAGACGGATATACCTGTTCGTTTGCAGTTATGATTAAAGGGATAGACCTAGTTGTCCCGTCAAAGTTTGGTGTTCCACTAACACTAGGTGTTGCAACAGTGACCCCAACTCCATAAGTATTGTCCTGAAGTATCCTGATAGGACTTGAAATTCCTGAGAAGTTCCATAGGTGGTCTGTTGCCTTTCCACTACCGAAAGTAGAGTTTCCTACAAAGGGTGCAGAACCAGTGTCCTTTTGTATGGTAGGTGCAGAAGATAAAATTGTTAATCTGTTTATTAATCCTTCTGCAAAGATTTCATCTTCTCCTGAATTTCTATCAGGTTGATTGAAAAGCTGAGTGAAAACATGTGTGTTAGTGTAATGAGTGTTAAGTAAGATATCCCTATAGATACTACGTTTGATAGGATACTGACCGAACACTTCAAGTGACTTCTCGTCTATGTCTACTAAGACAATGTCATCAACCTGAACTGTTTCCTGACTCTGATGAAGAACATCAAAGTAAGACCACTTAATATTTTCTACGAGATATGGAGACCAAATTTTAAGTCCTACAAATACACCA